GCCCTGCTTTGCATCGCAAAAATAGCCTTGGCAATCTCTGCTGGTGCTTGGTCATGCAACTTTCAAAACTCCATCGTTAAACCGTCTGATATTCGTCAAAACTATGTAGTGAAGGAATTGCGAATCTCGGTCACCCTGGTTATGAAAACCTGATGTAGTGCCTTCGCTGAATAATTGATCGCACACGTAGCAAAATTCAGCCGTTGCCAGGTCGTGACACTTAATGCCTCTGCCTTTGCCGTATTGGTGCTGATAGGTGCCATTGAAATGGGCTGAGTAAGCGTCAGGTGAACCGCATCTAATGCAGGTTTTGCCTTTTGATTTGTCGGTTAATTTGCTCACTCGCAACCCCCAATCGTTTCGCCTTTTTCGGTGGTCATGGTTGACCAGTGTTGCCAACCCTTAGAGTACAAGAAACCCCATTCGCGTATGCGCGGACCAGTAATAAAGATTGTCCAGCATGGTTTATTGCCAACAAGAACCAGCCTGTGTGCAAATGTCGCTTTTCGATAACAAATAACTGGCGGTATGCGTGTGCGCTCAACCCAGTTCGCCACTGCGTTTTCAGGTTTGTAATGCTCTCGCATAATCCCACTAAATCTGATACTTAAGCTGTGCCATGGGTGGCAGTGCTTTGCGCGCTCGTCATCGTTACCAGTGAACCGGTGTAGATAGATGTTGAAGAACCGGTTACGGGGGATTAAATGCCACCGCTCCAGATAACCAATACCGATTGTTTTTTTATTCAGGATTTTGTCGATAATCTTCACAACACCACCCCCACAAAAACCAAAATCAATCCAATGACAACAATCATGATTAAACCCAAAATAGCCGCTGCTAAAATGCAGTTTCCTTCGTCTGTGTAGTCTGGCTTCATGCTGCACCCCACTGTTCTGCCATTGCCTGAGCAATACCGTAATACGTAACACTTCTGAGCTTTGCCCGGTCATCACTTGGCGGCATTCTGTGAATACGGTTGTCGCGACCTTCAACAATCTCTGTTGGTTGTAATAATGGAAGCCCTTTAAGCCATAAGCAGGTTGCTTTTGTTTCGCCATGTCCGTATTGCCAAGGCTGGATAACCTGGTCAGGCTTGCGGTACATGCTCGACATAATGCTCACCGGGTTTTCAATCGCCACCTTGGGTATGTCGGTTTTTGTCAGCATCATGAAAAATGAAACGGCTGATTGCTGCCTACCATCCATTCGTTTGGCTTCAAAATGTCTTGCGCCTGATACAGATAAATGCGTACAAGGTGGATGAAAGATTGCCAAGTCCCACGGATAGTCCAGCACATCCCGAATATCACCCTGGTAATGTGGTCCGGGCGCGTCAGTCGGTAAAATGTCACATGACATCGCTTCATGACCCAGTTTGATAAAAGCATCACGTACAGCGCCTGAGAACTCGCAGCCGATTAGAACCTTCATGCCGCCCACCTCGCCGAAGGTAAAGAAATTCCAGCCTCAGCCGCCAATCGATAGCAGGTTTCGATAAGCTCTGAATATTCAAGCTTGTGGAGTGTTTCGCTGCTTTTCGTGACCTCTACATCGCGACCAGCAACGCTAACCACCACAGTCCCCATCAGCTCAACCTTGCACAGCTCTTTGATTTCGCCTTTTGTGTAACCCGTAGCCTCTCCGAAGATGCCGCACAGGGTATGGAAGAAAGCGCGTTGCTCTGCTGTTTTGTCTTCTTTGTAGCTCTCCACAGTGATTCTGAATTTCTTATCAGCCGGTAAAGATTTAAGGCATTCATACAAACCAGCCTTAATTCGATCGCGTCTCTGGTCATCCAGGAATATGAAGGTGCGGGAGAGCATTAGGCGGCTTCCTTATTCATCAGCCAGAATGCCTCTGGGACTTTCTTATCTTCTTTTGGAAGCCATGCCCGTTTACGGCCGATAATCAGGTTGAATTGCTGGAGTAACATCAGGTCTTTGAAGTAAAGATGGACGGTGCCTTTTTTGAATATTCTGGCTTTGAAGAACTCGCTTTCTACTGCTTGGCCAAAATCAACGCCATCTGCGTTTAGTGCGTCACTAACACGCTGATAACCCCTGACTGATTTTCCGTCCTGATTAATTAATTCAGGCAATCCGCTAATGTGTGCCAGTGCTTTATCAATATCATCCAGCTCTCTGACTTTTTCCCATCTGACGTTTTTACCAAGCCCGTATTGGCAGACCATATTCGGCAGCACCACCCGCTTACCAACAAAGAAATAATCGTTACTTTTCCAGCCCTCGATATGCACTCGGTTTTCTGTGTGGTATCGGGTCATTAGGTCAAACGCTTCCTCAATGCAGTCCTCGATAATCGTGTCGTAATCGGCCATCAGGTTTTTCAGGAAGGTTTTGATATTGGCCGCTGTAAATTCCATCTGGCTAACGATTTCAAGCTGGCTTTCAAATTCTCTGCGTACTTTTTCGGTCATGTATTTGTGAAAGTCAGCGAGATTGATAACGGTTCGCCATGCTGATTTACGCAGGCCCTCAACAAACTCATTGAGTGACTGCTTAACCATTTCGGTTTTGTCGGTGCCGTTACCTTCAATCAGGTTTGCGTAGTAGCTGGCTTCTGCTTCTGCAATAACCGCTTTGCGTTTTGACATCACAGCGTTGTCATAGGCCAGCACCATGTTTTCAATACGGCTTTCAGGGATGGCAAGTTGATTGCCGTTTATCGCTGGTTCGTATTCAGTGCCCGCCGCCTTCATACCACCAAAGTAATCAGCGTTGATGCTGTTGCGTTTTTTCAGGTGGATTAATGCAACATCAATATCGGTTTTACGCTCTGCATCGTTGAAAGCGCCCTCAATAAACTCAATCGTCCCATGTTGCTCGATGATGCTGACTAAAAGCTTTCTGGACTTGCTGAATGGGTTACGGATGGTTTCAGCGTTTAGTAGCGCAATCACATCACCGTTGTAAATCAGATCCCACGCTTTCAAAACGTGATCATCGCCGTTACTGAATGGCGGGTTCATGATGATGGTGTCGTACTGTTTGGTGCTGGTGTAAGCCAGAAAATCGGTGTCGATTACTCGATAGCCGGAACCAGTAAGCAAGGCTCTTAATTCAGGTTCTTTTTCAATGCAATCAACATTTAGCTTTGGTTGATAGCTACGCTCAAAACGCGCTTTTACAGCCTGAACCAAGTCACCTTTACCGGCTGATGGCTCAAGGATTCGACTTGAAAAGTCTTTATCGATCATTGAGGCCATTCGCGTGGCTAAATGCGTTGGAGTGGGGTAGAAGTCCGGCGAAAACATTACACCACACCCCAAATCATCTGCTTACCCTTGCCAAAATCCACGACTGCAACCAGCTTTCTTTCCTCAAGCTCTGGCAACCTGCGTGCAAACACATATCTGTCGTAGCCCTCATGAGCGTATTTTTCGCCTAGCTGTTTGCTTGTTAAATTCGGTGATTGTTTAAGCCGTTTCAGTACTCCGTAGCGTTGCGTTGAAGCAGTTCCTTCAATCTCAGCTTTAGCGCCAGCAATGTGGCTTGATATTGGGTCTGTGGTTCTGGTGTTAGTTGTGATCATGCTGTCACTCCTAGTATTTTTTTAATGTCATTCATGTGTTTTCTTGCGGCTTCTTTGTCTGCTTTCAGCTCAAGTGCCTTGCTACGGTCAAACGGCTTGTAGGCCTTTGTGTTGTGCTCGTTCATGCCAATGCAAAGCTTTTTGAATTGCTTTGGTGTTGGCGGATAATCTTCCGGAAGGTTGTTTAATCCGTTTTTGATTTGCTCACCGGTCAAGCCCGCTAATTCTTCTGCCCATGTATCCATTGCCAGCATCAGTTGCTCAGTAGTTGGAAACGCGCTTGTCCACAGGTGCGTATAAGTCACCTGCATCTTGCTGAACAGTTTCGCTGTCCACTCCTTTGGCAAAGCGTTTAAGGTCTTCGTGGAATCTGGCGCTTTGTGCTGCTGCGCCTCTAAGTTGATTGCCTTGCTGATGTGTTTCATGGGATTTCTCCTGTCTTTGCTCCCACGTATGGACGCAGTTTTTCCAGTTACGGATTTTGGTTTTGCCCCTTATCCAGTCACTGGCTTCGTAGTAGTCGAAAAACGTTTGAGGATTTATTCCGTTGTTGCGTGATTTGCAGTACTCAGCAATTTCAGCAACGGTTGGTTTAATGAATTTTTTTGATTTAGTTTTTTTCTCTAACTCAGTAATTACTTCTTCTTCAGTACTTACTGTTTTCTCAGTACTTACTAAAGCGCCCGTGTTTTCCGTTAATGGGTTTTCCGTTAACGGATAATCCGTTAGTGGCTTTTCCGGTTGTGGGTTAGTGTTTTCGGTAGCCACTTCCGGCTTTTCCGGTTTTGGCTTTTCCTTGACTTGTGGTGAGTCGTAAATTACATAATCAACACCGCCCTCAGGTCTGCGGTTCATAACAACGTAACCCGCATCACGTAGAGCCTTAAGCATATTTAGAACAGCGTCTCTACCGGCCTTTCTCTGTCTCGCTAAGTGGTGTACAGACACTTCCCATTCGTCGGGTTTTGAAAGCAAAAAAACCAGCAAACCAAGCTCTTTCCAATCAAGGTTTTTATCCTCAATGATCAGGTTTGGTATTACCGTGTATTTTTGGGTTCTAATGCTGCGAATAATCACTTTTTGTCACCATCATCTTTCTTAAACACCTGCATCTGCTCAAGCAGCCAAAGTACTAGGCACCAAGCTGAAAAAGCGGCAGATTTAATAACCATAAGGAACCATTTACCGGATAGACGAAGGTTGCGATTAGATTTCATCAACACGTCTCTCGATCCTGTTTTCAAGCTTGGTTTTGGTTTTTGGTGGTGCGTGCTTGTCTGGCATTCCAGCACTAAAGATTAAGCAGGCAATAAGCATTGTTTTGCCGCCGTTTTCAGTAATACTGATAATTCCGCGTGCAATGGCTTTAGCTACAGCCTCGCCAGTGCTTTTTGCTTCCATGATGCGTCTGAACATGGCCGCATAGGATTTGACGGTCTCAGTATCAATCTCTAGCTGTCTGGCAACGTCTTTGTAGCTTTCGCCTAGGGATAAATGCTCTGCTGTCTCGCCAACTCTTGGAGGAAAGGCTTCCTTTATAACTTTTGCTTCTAGTTTCATTTGTTCATCCCCCGTTTGGGTGATATGCAATCGGTTCAGATACCGTTAATCTGTAACCATGGATAAATCAGCTTTCAAAAACGTATCAGGCACAAAAAAAGCCCGCCAGAAGGCAGGCTGTTATGCGGCTGATTCATTTCCGCCAAATGGCTTTTTTTCGTATGCAGAAAAAGAGCTGTCGGCATGTTCAACCACTGTTATGTTGCGTTGAGTCTTTATGGCCTTGTGGATTGCAGGCGGACTTACTTTCAGTAGCTTTGCAACACCGGCTTGCCCGATTTCTGAAACAACTTTTGCTAATGGCTTTTCTTTCATACCGACCTCAAAATATCTTGTTAGCCGATATATTAACCGCCGGTTGATAAAAAAGCAATACCGGCGGTTTCTTCTTTTCATTAACCTGCGGTTATATAGTTAGCGCATGAATAAAAAGAAACCTTTATCCCCGGAACAGCTTGCTGAATGTGAGGCGGCGCATAGTATTTTTCTTAAAAAGAAAAAAGAGCTTGGATTGAGTCAAAAGAAAGTTGCTGATAAGGCCGGAATAAGTGCGCCAGCAGTCAATCTATAC